CGCAGCCGGGGAGCTGGATACCCGCATCCCGCTGCAGGGCAGCCCGGAGCTGCGCTATACGATCGAGACCGTCAACCGGATGGCCGAATCGCTGCAGGTGTAAAAGCGCTGTCGTTTTGATGTAATTTTGCGCTTGGTTTGACGTATTTCGCCATCGGTTTGGCGGCGTATCACGCCTAGATTGAAACCCCGGAGCTCCAGCCGGTTGGCTTATACACCGAGAGGACGGTCTCGTCCTCGATGTAGGCCAGCCAGCCTACCTTCGGCACATAATATTCCCACGTGCCGCCGATATAAACGGCGATCTGATCTGTCTTCCCAGCCCAGGCGCCAGTCGCGCCAGATGGGATGATGTATCGATCGCCGGCCGTTGGGTTTGCAGGCGGCGCTGTCAGGTTGCGGTCTATGACGGAAAGGCCGACCACCGCGCCGAGACGCTTCAGGTTGGCGTCCATTCCGGTGTTCCAGCCAGATTCGCCGAGAGTCCAGGCGTAGGTGAGTCCCAGGTTTGGATCGGTGCTTGCCATCAGATGCCTCCGTAATAGTTGCCGTATTGCAGACCGTAACCTGCCCTGTCTGTCTCGATCACGTGCTTGTACAGGCTGGTGAAGGTGCCGTTAGAATCGGTGCGCGTCGATTCGATCTCGAGCTTGATGCGACCATCCAGGCTTGCGCCGTCGGTGGTGATCTGGGCGAGCGTCCAGGTCTGGCTTGTCCCTGTCAGTCCGCTGAAGGTCTTGCGCAGCGTCGTTAGCGACGCACCGCCATAGATGCGAATCGTGGTCGTCTGGCCTGTCTCAGGCGTGATGTTGCCATCGGTCTGCTTAACGACGTTGGCCGTTTGAGTCACGCGATTGCGGTTGGCCCAGGTGATGGTGATGTCGCCGGCCACGGCAGCTGGATATGCCGCACCGTTCAGTTTGACGTTGCCAGGTGGATACGGCCGGATGAAGCGCTGCTGGATGGTGCAAGTGACCGATACTGTCATCGATGGGTCGAGTTCGCCCTTTCCGGTTTTAGGGCATAGACAAAGTTCCGCAGTTTCACCAGCGACGTATTCTGGAAAGATATAGTGCGGCTCGACGAACCAGATGCGCGAACCGACGGTATGCTCATCAGGCACTGTGTCGAGCACGCCTCGCTCAAGCGTGACGCTGCTTGTTGACAAGTCAATTGCAGTGACAAGCATCCATTCATCATCGATGATGGCGAAATCGTCTATCTGTATGTGGTCAATATCAATGTCGCTGACGATGACGATGGTAACTGTATTGGCGGATTTCGGTATGGCCGATGCAATGAATGCAGTCGGCGCAAACGTCCCGCATCCTCGATCAGACCACTCATACTTTTGCGCATTCCACGCGAGTGCGTGGTAATCGATCGCATCCGCACTTGGCCGCGCTCCAATTGATGCAACGATGCCTTCGGTTGGGTCGATGTCGTTGAGTAGGCTTGGCCATTCGCCCACGACGTCCTTCACGATTTGCCAGTAAGGCACCTCATAAACAGTTTGCGCAGGGCATGGCGCTGGCAGGCTGATTGGCTCTTGCCATCCGGTCGGCGGAGGGTTGGTGTAAATGGCTGTGGGCAGTCCGAAAATGTCCTGCACTGCCTCGATGCGAACCTGGCCATTTGTCAGTTCGCCATAGCTGATGCGCGCCACCCGCATGACCATCTCTGTGATGCCATACGGCGGCCAGGTGAGCTTGAAGACGCTGCCGATGTCGAGACCTGAGGCCGTCCTGTTGGCCACCAGCGTCACCTTGGCCAGCGTGCTGGAAAGCTGCTTGAGCTCGCGCATGGCCACCCGGTTGGCCAGCGTGCCATTGCTGATGCCAGGATATCGCACCGTGGTGGCCACAACGCCGCCTTGCGCCTGAATCGCGGCGATGTCCTGCACCGTGATGCTGGCGTCCTTGTCGGTCTGGCCGTCCCGGTATTGGATGGTGACCTGATTCACGATCTCGCCCCATGATGGCCGGGTGAACTCTTCGATGCGCAGCACGTTGGACGGCGAGAGCGTGGGCAAACTCGCCGCGTTGTAATCGTTGCGCGCCAACCGGAGCGTGAACTTCCCGGTGCGCGGGTGGACATACAGCACGCCATCAATGTGACGCAGTATTGAAAGGATGAAGTCCTCGATCGACTGTTCCTGATCCCAGAGAATAGACAGTCCGAAGCCTTCAGAATAGAGCTTGTCTGCGGCCTCCGTAAAGCTGGTATCGTCGATATCTGCGTCAGGGTAGCCCATGCCCCATGTCGTGTTTGTCAGGCATTCACGGATGATGTGGGCCGGGTTCGCATCACCATTGATTTCGGCCTCGGAAAAATACCAATCCTTGGGGATACGCTTGACGCGGAATCGCCATGGCTTGATGTAGGGGTTCATGGCGGACACTAGTCCGCGCCAGATCACAGAAAGCACGCCGCGGAAGGCCGGGATATCCGTCCCGAGCTGACTTTGCAGGTAGCCGTTGGGCATCTGATCGGCTCCGCCCATCATGACGTCCAGCGTGCCATCCACGCCGCCTTCGCGTTCCTCGCCGCCGAATAGGTCTCGGCGGCTGATGGAGAAGCTGTCGTTGCTGGTGACGCTCCCCGTCCAGGCTGTTCTCTCGCCGACGATGACCTCTGTAACTTCATCAACCGGCCCATGGCATAATACCATGTGCATACCAAGTCCATACCAGTAGCCGACGGTATATGTCTTCTTGCCCTTACCGCCGCCGCTCATGCAATCACCTCACGTTCAGCCTCTTCCGCTACATGGATGGCCATCTCGTCATTAGTGGCGCGTAGCCATGAGACAGGAACGCCGTCGGTGATGAATTCCTGCCAGGTATGCTCACGACCATCGAACCACCGGCGCATGCCGCGGGCACAGTAACCAAGCTTTCTGGCATGCTTAAGCTTCGCCATCACTTCGGCGCTCATCCTTTCTTGCCTCCGCTCGATCTGCGGATCGGGACAACTCGCACATCGCCCCACCAGACAACATTGGGCTGCGAAAGTATGCGCGTGCCGAAGAGCACTGGGATCGGCGCGTTTTGGCTCGCCATTGGGATGTCTTTCTCGCCGATCTGTCCTGGCAGGGCGTCCTGCACCTTCGGGCGTGGCGCAAGCAGGGCGGAGAGAACGGTCGTTACGACCCAAGTGATCAGATACTCGAACATTTGTCTTTCTCAGACGATTGCATCGCCAGAAAACGGATTCTTCTGCGGTATGTAGGGAAACCCGCCAAAGTTATCCAGGTTGCTGAATCGGTCAAGACATGTGCTCATTGAATGGTCGCACCCGGCATAGAGCCGCACGGAATCGCCGATGGCAAGTGACGGCATCGGCGCAACCATGGTGAGATTCGCGCCGGTGTGCCCGACGATCATCCGCTGGCCCTCGTTCGTCGCCAGCATGCCGGCCACGAAATATCCGTCGGGTTTGCTGGCCGCAGCAGCCACCTCTATCGTAGCGCCAGACACTGCCGCCACTGCGCCATTCACCATGAAGTTTTCTTTCAGAGCGCCGCAGCCGGCAGAGTAGAGCGCGTGGCGGCAGATGAGCTGGTAGCGTGCGCGCAGCCCTATGCGCTTGAGGCTGGTAGCAATAGGCTCACATTTGAGCACAAGTTCAGAGCCGGAAAGCCGCGCGCCGCCCACGCGGCCCTTCCAGAACACGATGACCTCATTGGCGGTGTCGGTGACGTGGTAGCGGTATAGTGTCACCGACATCACGCCCTCGGGCGGGCTGGAAATGAACAGCGCGGCAAGTGCGTTGTCGCGAGGCAGCGTAATGTCAATGGAATAACGGTTGATCTCATTGCCTTGCTCGATGCCGGAGCGACGGATCGTGACCGGCGTATAAGTCTCTGACTGATAAACAACAGGAGACAAGCCGCTGGTGAACGTCCAGCGTCGTGCGCCGAGCGCGAATCGGTAGAGCTCAACAGGCCTACCTGAAGCGATGCTGTTTTCATTGTTTGCATAGCTCATTGCTGCACCATCCTGAATGTCGCCTTAATGCGTGCGATACTGTCGGTCTCGTAGTGGATTTCCACGGCGTCCGCATCGAGCCGCGCAAGGCCCATCCACATTATGCGGCGCACGTTCGCAGGATTGATCGTCACGCCAAACGCGCTATCGATGCCAATCGACTCGGTAGCGCTGTCGATCTCAGTGACGTCGATCACTCGTCTGTGATATACCTGGCCGTTGGTAAGCTCAACGCGCAGCGCAGCACGCAGCGGGTGAGCGCCAACGTAGCGCGCAGACAGAGTGTTCTTGACGAGCATGAACGAACTCAGACTGCCAACCGGAGATACAAGCTCAAGATCGTCGGCGAATGTCGGCAACCACAGCGCGCTGAACCGGCCGGCACGTGCCGATGCCCACTTTTTCCATCGATCGATACCATCACGTCCGTAGATCATCCAAGTATAAGTGCGCCGGATAATTGGCGATCCGCTCGTGTCATCCACCGTGACGATGCCGGTGAGATAGTCAAGCACGGCGAGTGTTCGCGCCCACGTTTCAGATACGTCTTCAGAACGGTCAGGGCGTTCGTCGAGCACGGCGTATCCTTGCCATGTAGGGCCGATCTCGGCGGCATGGCGGTCAATTGCGCCATCCACGACGAACCTTGCTCGGCCCTGCACGATACTGTCGGTTGCGTGACTGAAGTTCGTCTCTCCATCCAGCCGGGCCAAAACGGCCGGTATGACGCGCGAACCGGCCGGGAAACTCATCGAGAGCGGCAATTTGAGTGTGATCGTGTTGCCGGAAATCGACAGGATTTCAACGGCCTCACAGGCCCCTGTATTACGCCAGAACACCACCAGACCGCCGGGGCTGTAGTCCTTGAGCGCTGCGTCGGTTACA